AACCGGCGTTTTTCCCACGCCGTTGAGATGCTTTTGTTGAACAGATCTCCAAGTTGTTCATTTTGAAATGTTGAAGTGGCTCCGCTTGGGGTTGTTGCTCCACCTTGGGAAAACGCGAGCATGGGATTTATCCCTGCTTTAGTCATGTCATTTACCGCCCGTTGATAGGCCGATGAAGACATGCGTTCTTGGAAGGCCATTTGCGCATTTGCCATTTCTTGGCCGCGTTTGTTGGCGGAACCTATCCCGATCGCATTCATCGCGGCTCCGCCTAATCCAGCAATTGCTGCTGCGATATCGTCCATTTTTTTTCCTTAGAAGTGATCGATTAAGCCAGGTACCGAGTATACCGGCATAGGACGAGCACATTTTAATTGGAAATATAAATCCAATAAGAAGTTTGGTTGAGTTGGTACCGCCGTTATTCGGTCAACCGGAGGATCTTCTGTGATGAATACGTCATCTAACTCCGGTAACGCCGAGAAGTTTTGAGCTAAGTGCCATATTTGCAGGGTACCCGTCGCCTGTGAACGGAATAATCCCGTAATCTGCGACGGTTTGTAACGGTACTCAGCGTACCTTTCTTGGTATCCGAACACTTCATCATCATCAGAAGTGTTCTGTGCATAGATCTCTTTATTAAGCACAGCCTGCTCGCCGATGTGGCTAAGCGCAGGCCAATACATGTCCCAGCGAGTTCTACGGGACCACATTCTATTAAGTCCCTGCTGGTAATTTAGGTCCGCCCTCGTTGAACACAGTCCAAGTAAGATTGTGTGTTCGGTAAAGCTTTTGGTGAACCCAACTCCGTTGGTTGAGGAAGTGGCGAAGCCGGCGAGATTACCTTGGGGGGTGCTACCGCCGCTGGCTCCGGTGGGAGCGGTTTGGGCAATAGGGTGCACTGTAATTGTAGTGGTCCCCCCACCGAGGTACTCAGGCCGCTGCAGCCGAGCATCAGGAGAAGTAACACCAAAATGAGAACGGATAATTTCAGTATACCGAGTTCCTCCGCGAGCGTCTCTTTCGTAAAGTTTTTGAAGTTGGAAAGCCTGTCTAAGAGCGTTGATAGTCGACGCTGTAGCTTCCGAAAGATCTGCGTAGTTGTAACCACGAGTTTCTCCTGTTCCGGTTTCGTCCGGTTGTTGCCATAACAAACGGCTATTCGGTGACGTGAACGCTGAGTTTAAGTTAACGACGTTAGTTCCGGAGTTATCCAATACTCGGTAACTAGCAACGTCATCGTCAGTTACGTACATTAAGTCGTCCGCTACGGCGTCTTCTGTGTTCCATCCTCGTATCGGTGCTGATGTTCCTAGGGGCAAGGGAACCGCTGGCCCTTTTTGCGGCCACGGTAGGCACGACGTAAAATAGTCGTGACGTTTTCCGCGTTTTTGAATTAGGTAGTCGAGACTGGAGTCAGGCCCATCGTCCTTATCGACGACAAGAGAGTCTTGTAGGTTCTGGTCTCTAAACCACTCGTTCCAGATAAGATTGTAACTACGTCCCCAGAGAGCGCTATGAACAAGATCGGGGATTTTGATTGGAATTCCGAAATAGTCTCCAAGAGTTTGTTCAAGATATCCGCCTGTCCCGGCGGAGGGAGCTTGGGTAACTGGAATGAGGAAGTCAGTACTGTCGTCTGGATCAATTTGCTCTCCCATGAATTTTTGGAAGTTATCCCATACGAGACGGTAGGGTACTGCGAAGAAGAAGAAGTCCATGAATAGATTGTCCATCACAGGAACAATCGGTGTTGCTAGACGGGCTAACGCCGTCATTTGAAGGTTGAATGTGTCTCCCGGTAATGCCTCATCCACGTAGATCGGGACCAAATAGCCCGCATCAAGGGTAGTTTTTAGCCCGTGGCTTCGGTCAAATGAAGACCGAGGAATTGTAGCTTTAGGTACCTGACTAAATGAATGAGACATTACGGATTTCATATTTCTCCTACAGTAAGAATTCTTATACGACTTTCATTTCTGTTTGCCGTCCATCCTGCCGCACATCTTTGCGCACGAATTCGTGCGCATTTGCAATGTGTACCGGTTTCTCGTTGCTAGTATATTTACCGGTCTGGTCGTCAAATTCGCCAATTTGGAACAAGGAATAGTCTTCTGGGTGCTTAGACATGGGTGAGCGCTCATCGTTTACTGCGTCAATGAATGTACGCAACGCTTCCCCTTTTGTGGTCTGGTGAAAGGGTTTATTGTACGCTTCAACTTTTGAATCGTACATCGAAAATATTTTCGTAATCATTTTTCATAGCTCCTGATTAAGGTGGTCACACGTGATGTGTGAACTTGTTCTCGCGTTTTTAGCCGGGCTGATGTGTTGTTGGCAAGTTTTTTCTCAGTCTCGTTTGCGATAATCCGTTTTTCTTTAACGTCTTCCCATTCGTCCGGGTAGGTTTGTTCAAACCATTGCCCGTACGTTCTTGGAATTGGGTATTTTTTACCGTCGATAGTTACAAAGTCTTTAGGGAAGCAGTCTTTTTGGTATTTTTCGAACCATTCCTTTCCAATGGCAGGGCGTTTGGACATGGTTGAGTATTCCGGCTTTCGGATCCACTTTTCGCCGTATTCGTCCAAGTACGCATAGTGTTCTTCTGCCTTCCTTCCATATTGTTTTTTCATAATATAGCGCGCTACATACGCGGCAGACTTTAAGGTAAGTTCCCCAATGGTTGAGAACCCGTGCGGCCATAGTTTATCCAAGGTTTGTGATGTGTATAGTTTCTCTCCGTTCACCGTCTTGTAATGTTTTTTGTCGGCGAAGTCGAGATTGAACATGCAAGCGTGAAAGTGTGGTCTTTGGAATTGTTCTCCGTATTCTCCACAGTGGTAGTAGCGGAGATTTTTTAGAAGATTAGATTCAAGATATTTTGTCGACGCCGGAGGCGTCCGACGTTTCTTTTTGTGAAGTGCCTTACGCACTTTTTTTACGAAGTTTTGAAAATCATGAAGATTTAGTGATGGGCCCGCTGGTGTTTGAGTTGTGTTGTTTTCCAATGCTTGTTGGTTGTACGTTAACGTAAGAAAGCTATTGTGAGTGTGCAACGAGGCCTCGTGCATACAGCGTATAGCCCATGTTTTTGAATTTTTGAGTTTGCAGCCGATACAACGGCCGCAGGAGAACGTCAGACGTTCAATGAAGTCTTGTCGTTCATCGAAGATAATTGTATTTTTGCCGGAGGGGTTTAGTGTCATAGCTCTAAACGCCTTTAAGGGGTGATAACAGGCCATCTGTTATTGCTCCTTTTTTTTTGTTATAGCCTAATCCCGCCGCGCATCGGGCGGGGGCTGATATTTTTTTTATGCGTTCTAGACGCAGTTTTTCGAAAGAGTTTTTTACTCTTTCGTTTGGACATTTTATGTCTTTTGTACATTTTTGGCTCCTTCAGTTTTGACTATTATACCCGTTATTGGCGGGCCTTATTGCCCCTCATTCGCTCCCGTTCCGTCCGCTCTTGCTTGCGCTGCGTGAGGGACAATTAAGTCCCTCCAGTAACTGGAGTACGTATGTCGATTAAAGTGAATAGAGCCCAAATGTTGTTTCTCTTGACGGTATTGTCCAACCGTCTTGAGTTTTTGACTCGAGAATCGAGTAAAGCTTCCGAGTCTACTATCGCTCAGACTCAGGAATTGATTAGTGTTATCGAGTCGAGCTTTGGGAAGGGAGAGAAGGGGTAACCCTTCTCTCGTGGTGGTAACACCTACGGTGTTTTGAGTTTTTTTCACGTGTTGCATGTTCCTTTTTTGAGTGACCTCCACCGGTTTATGACGCGGTGGGGGGTGTCACTCAGACTATATAACATCAAGTGAGTTTATATAGTCTACTCCGGTTCCACCTTCGTTTTTTCTTTTGTGGCCTTTTTGGGAGCCTCTATTTTTGATTCTTTGGGCTCCTGTGGCCTTTTGATTGCTAGCCCTAGGTCTACCATCTCTTTTGCGTTTGCCGGGTTTGTAGCGAATTCTAGAAACTTTTGAGGGTCATTATTGAATCGCTCTCGGACTTTTGCGCTTAATGCTTCAAATTGGGTTTTGGCGTGAACCACCGTGTTCATCGCCTGCATGTAATCTTGCGGTTGGCTGAAGTCCCCATACTGAGGATTTTGTTTGATAAGGGCTGGCAGTTGCCCTGTTTTTGTAAAGCGAGCGACAATTGCATTTATGTCGCATTCCTCTTTGTGTGCTTGCTCTACTCGGCGTTTTCCGCCTTTCGTGTTTGTCGGTACTGCCTCGAATTCGACGTAAGATCGTCTTAACTCTGCCGGCTTTTCGTGGATACTCATTTGTTCTCTCCTGAATTGATATGCCTTAGTGGCTTGTCCAGCCCTTTTCCGCTACCCTTTGGGAATTTTTTTATAATGTTGTGTAAGCCGTAAGCTCCGGCCGCTGCCCCAATTGCTTTGGTGGCGCGTTCGCTAATTTGATCGTACGGCATTGCCCATTGGTCCCAGGCTGATTTCATTACCCTGGTATCTGATTCAGCTTTCAGTGCGGGCAGTGTAGCCGCTGTAGCTTTGGCAGATGCATTATCCAACTTGCCCCGCTCTTGGGCAGCGTGCTCGCTTGCCTGGTTAAATTTTATTTCCGAATCTTTTTGGGACATCTCTTTGTCTAACCGGCGTTTTTCCCACGCCGTTGAGATGCTTTTGTTGAACAGATCTCCAAGTTGTTCATTTTGAAATGTTGAAGTGGCTCCGCTTGGGGTTGTTGCTCCACCTTGGGAAAACGCGAGCA